GGAAAGCTGATAAACAATCATTAGAGCGTTGTCAGCATTCTGGATGTTGCCATTTGAAACATTTTTGTCCTGATCACATGTCAGAACAATTTGGATTAGAAACATGGCAGCACATTAGGAAAGCAAAGAAGCATGTACGTGATGTAATTGATGAAACGCAAGCGAGTTTCAACGCTACATTGGCACAGATGCCCACGGCAGAGTTATATAGAAAGACAAACCAGTTTTTAGATAAATGGGACTGGATTTGCTTTTTGCCGTTCAAGTGGCTACAAAATGATAAATTTATTACATTTTTACAATTTGTATATAGGAAGGAAATTGATGAAGTGACTTATAAATGTAAATGGTTTTATTTATTATTTTGTCTGTTTGCGCTATTTGTTAGCCCGGCTCATGGTATTTTATTGTTAGTTTTAGGATTAGCTATTGGTGAGTACTTAACAAAATTGGCCACTAGAAAAGTGATGATGGCAGAATTATGTCATCGCACTGATAGTCTGGTGGAAATTGTAAGGAGTAGACGAGCTAGTTATGCGAAAGTTTTGTGTTGTGGATGTGCCTCTATGGCGGCTATGTATGCTATTGCAAAAGTATTCAAGTCGTGGAGAGGTATTGTAAAGGAACATAGCGCATTAGAACCAACGTGTATGGAAGATATTAAAGCAAGAGATCAGCAAGTAAATGTTTGGTCACAAGTTACTAAACGAGTATTGCCAGCATCAGAAAGTAGCAAATGCACAACTGTTGAAAGGTTGCGTAATGCTGTGGAGCACAATTTATTGTATGCTTCCGTTGAGGCTGAAAATACCGATGTTACACTTATGGCAAATGTTTTGATGATTACATCAAATATGTTGTTAATTCCCAATCATTATTTTAAAGACAGTGATTCATTGAAATTAACTTGTAGAAAGGTTAATGCTGAAGCTGTCGGAGGGAGTTTTAAAACACGTATTTGTAAGGATTCTTCAGTACATATTGAAGGCACAGATTTTAGGTTGTGTTATTCAAGTACTGGAGGTTCTTATCGTAATTTGCTTAAATTTTTCCCACTTGGTGATATTGTTGCACATCCATTTAAGATGATATGGAGGCAAAGAAGTGGAGAAATGATAACAGCGCATGGAATGTGTGAAGCTGGCATTGTGTCCAACGGTTCATGTTCTTTTAAGGGAGGCGTTTACAAAAACCTCTCAATGAACACGTTTGGCGGATTATGTGGAGCGACACTGATTTCGGAAACTAGAACACCTATGATAACAGGATTGCATTTAGGTGGAAAAGACGGACAACCATTTGGTTGCATGGGTACTTTAACTCATCAGCAACTAGTGGATGCCATTCAATATGTTAGGAGTATTGAAGGCGTATTGCGAACCGGTGATGGTGAGCACTTTACACAGAAAGTATTAGGTGTTGAAGTGACCACACAAGGCGGTTTACATGAAAAGAGTCCTGTTAATTTTCTACCGGAAGGATCACAATTTTCGTATTATGGTTCATGTTCTGGAGCGGTT